ATTATTGAAACAAGGGTGGATCGTAGTGTGGAGAAAAAGAAACCACACCACTCAAAAATATCATATATATAAAGTTTCCTACAAGTGCAAACAACTAATAAGTCGGATGTACCGCATAATTTTAGGTGAAGAAGATATACCTAATAAGTTAAAACAAAATACTTACTCTAACAAAGTATTAAGCTTTTCTATAAAAGAAGTTAATAAAGATAAAAAAAGATAATATGGCTAGAATGAATCCAGTGTATATATCTGCACTTTCAAACCCACTACCTATACCTAGAAAAAATAAATTTTTAGATGAAAGAGATATTGATAAAAAAGGTCCTACAGCTGTTTTACCTAGTTTTACGAATCCATATCCTGTAGGTTCTATATCATATTTAATGTGGCAGAGTGTTTATGGTCAAGGAACTGCTGGGAGCTCGTCTAATGAGATAAATTCTATTCCAGAAAATATAGTTGATACAAGCGGGAATTCACCAGCACCAGTAAATACAGGTCCTCCACCTAGAGGAAAGGTTTTTGGAAGAGGTTATGATGAAGACGAAATTAACGAAAGTGAAGCCATAGGTGGTAGAGCTGTTTATTCAGGTGGTGGTAACGTAGGTGGAGTTATTGGTGGTGAAGATAAACTTCCTAAATATGCTCCATATAAAACTCTATCTGAATATGCACCACCACAAAATAGCTCTTTTGATGATACAATATACGATGAAGATAGTACTAATCCAGGTGGTCAAGTAAGTAATTCATTAGAAAACAACCCAGATGCGGCTAGTGGAACTAGCTCTGTAGTAAATGTGCCTAACTCAACAGCAACTGTGGGCTCAACTGGCGGTGGTTTAGTTCAAAGTGCTAGAAATTGGTGGAATTCAGATGATAGGTGGTGGAACAGTGACAAAAGATTAAAAACAAATATAAAATTAATAGGTAAGTCAGAGCAAGGTTATAATATATATTCATTTAGATTTATAAATCCTAGCTATGGTGAAGGAACTTATCAAGGCGTTATATCAAGCGAAATGCCAGATCAAGTAGTTTCTAAAAACGAAGATGGATACGATATGGTAGACTACAGTATGATAGATGTCGAGTTTAAAAAAATTGATGAATATTCAAGATTAACAAAAACAAACAATAAAAACATGGGAAAAATAATAGCAAAATCAGGTGTTGAATTAAATACTTCAGCTAGATGTAGACCTTCTAATAAAAGAATAATGACATCAAGAGATACGACTATAAAGTCAGATTTATCTGTTGATAACATTATGTATAAAGGCAACGCCAACCTTCTAGCTCAAAGATAGTGGGTACAGAAGACTTAAAGTTGTATTTGTTAAATGCATCTTCATTTGCTTTAGCTAGCTTAAATTGGATAGAGCCAGCTTTAGAAATATTACTTCTAGCTTTAACAATAGGCTATACTATCCACAAATGGATGTTATTACATAAGAAAAAATGAGATTAGTAAAAGAAATTATTATACATTGCTCCGCTACTAGAGAAGGTCAAGATATACCAGTTGAAACAATTAAAGACTGGCATATAAACTCTAGAGGGTGGAGCGACATTGGCTATCATTTCTACATCGAGTTGGATGGAACTATTAAAAAAGGTAGAAATATAGATCGTGTCGGAGCTCACTGCAAGGGACATAATCGAAATTCAATAGGTCTATGCTATTGTGGTGGCGTTGAAGCAGATGGTAAGACTCCGAAGGATACTAGAACAGAAACGCAAAAGCAGAGTTTACTTGCAGTACTTAAAACATTAAAAGCAATGTATCCAGAAGCTATTATATATTCACATAACGAGTTTGCAAATAAAGCATGTCCTAGCTTTGATGCAACTGAAGAATATAAAAATTTATGAAATCTAGAGGTTTAGGCGATAGTATAGAAAAGTTTACTAAAGCTACAGGTATAAAAAGACTAGCCGATAAAATACCCGGTGGCTGCGGGTGTGATCACCGTAAAGAGTGGTTTAATAAAAACTTTCCATATAACATGAATAAATAATAAGTTATGCCTAAGAAAAAAGATGATATAAGTATAGATCCTAAGAATAAAGGTAAATTTACAAAATGGGTTAAAAAAAATATGCCTGGTAAATCTACTTGCGATGGGGCTGATGCGGTAATGAAAAGCAAAAAGAAATATAAACCAGCTGTTGTTAAAATGGCTAACTATGCTAAAAACTTTGGTTGTAGCGTAGAAGGTAAAGGCAAAGGAGCTACTGCAATGAAAGAAGGTCCTATGGCTAATAAATTTATAGGTGAATTAACTGAAGCTAGAAAAGCAGGTAAAAAATCTTTTGTAGTAGACGGTAAAACTTATAAAGTAAAACAAGCTAAGTAATGTCTAAGAAAACATTTAAAGAAACTAAAATAGGAGCTTTTTTATCAAGCAAAGCGCCTAAGGTTTTAGCTGCTCTAGGAGATGTACTTCCTAATCAAGGAACGCTTGGTGTAGTAAAAAATCTTATATCAAGTGATAATAAGATTAAGGCAGTGGATAAAGAGCAAGCTATGAAACTCATAGAGCAAGATATAGCTGAAATGAAAGAAGTTTCTAGTAGATGGAAAGCAGATATGAAAAGTGATTCATGGCTATCTAAAAATACTAGACCTTTAGCTTTAATATTCTTAACAGCTTCAGCTGTGTTAATGATGGCTGTAGATTCTTTTCATTTACAGTTTGATGTTGACGAAGCTTGGATAAACTTATTAAAAACACTACTGGTAACAGTTTACGTAGCATACTTCGGAAGTCGTGGTGCTGAAAAAATTACAAAAATAAATAAATAAAATGAGAGGATTAAACGGAAACGAAGCAGCTCAACCAAGAGTGTTTGCTCATGATATGGTTCCTATAGCTATTGGAGCTATAAACCCACGTCAAGAAGGTACTGGAGCTTTAAACGAAAACATTGCTAATGGTCTTGAAATGACAGTTGCAGGAACAGGTCATGCAGTAGGTGATGTATTAACACTAAGTGCAGGTGCTGTCCCAGCTACAGTGGCTGCTAAAGTCAAAGTATTAGCCGTTAATAGCGGTGTTATAACTGCTTTTGCTTTAGAATTTAGTGGAACAGTAAACGCACCTTACGGAGCTGGTTATATTTTAGATGATTCTTTAGTGCAAGCTTCAAGCACTGGTTCTGGTATAGACTTTAGATGTATAGTAAAAAATATTGATTTACCTAATACTCACGAAAGAGGTTGTTGTCTTTATGCTGGTATAGCTATTGATACAGGCTTAGATTTAATACTAGAAAGTGGAGAGCTTTATAATACTACTTACACAGCAAGATTAAAAGGTATTACAGCTGGATCATTTTTACCAGTACTGGCTAAAAGAGTTGTAGCTGTTACTTTAGGATCAGGGTCATACGCTAGTGGAGATTTAATAGCTATATATTAAGATATGGGTATTGGTATTGGAAGTCCAATCTTTGATTTAGCTAGTTTACCTGGAACATCAAGACCTGGAAGCGGTGGTGGTGGTAGTGTGGTAGATCCAGTTCCATTTATGTATAAAACAGAGGTTGCAAGTGGTGTTCAAACTGATACAGGTATTTTTAGAATTAAAAAAACTGGTGGTGATTTAACTATTGACTGGGGTGATGGAGCAACCACTACAATAACAGCAGCAACTAACCAAAACACTATTTTACATACTTATAATGATGGCACTAACACAGATGTTGAAAATCCTGTTGTTAAAATAGGAGCAGAAGGAGAAACAGGAACTTTAACAGAAATATACTATCAAGCTGGTGCTATAACCTTTGCTAGTGAATTATTAGAAATACAGCAATGGGGAACTAAACACTCATTTTTTAGTTTAAATTTTTCTAACGCAACACAAATGCAATTAACTGCTACTGATGCGTTAATTACTACTTCTTTAAATAGTACTTTTTTAAATTGCACAGCTTTTACTGGTAATTCATCAATGAATAGCTGGGATACAAGTAATGTTACAACCTTTAATGCGACTTTTCAAAATTGTTTCAACTTTAATCAAGATTTATACAATTGGGATGTAAGTAATGCAACAACTCATAGGAATATGTTTTATCAAAATACAAATTTTAACGGAAACATTAATGGATGGGCTTTTACAAGCTCAGCACTTATGAGTAATATGCTTTCTTTATCATCATCTTTTAACCAACCTGTAAATAATTGGGATTTAACAGGAGTTAAAAAAAATCTTTATAGAATTTTTTATGATGCAACGTCTTTTAGTCAAGATGTTAGCAGTTGGGATGTTTCTAAAGTGACAAGTTTTGATGCTTCTTTTGAAGGCTCAGCTATGAATAGTGATTTAAGCTCTTGGGTTTTAACAGGAGCAACAACTTTAACAAGGATGGTTTATGATAATACAAGTTTTAACCAAGACATTGGATCAATGACTTTAGGTTCAGATTTAACAAGCGTTTATAGAATGTTTCGCCAAACTAATGAGGGTACAGGAATGAGTAATTCTAATTGGACATTAACTATAGTTGGCTGGGCTAATCAAGTTTTTGATAATGATGGCCCTCAAAATGTTAATGGAAGTGAAATAGCAACAAATACAAATTTGCAATTTGATAATTCCGCAGATGGTGGAGCTAATTTTGAAGATGCTGGCGGGGCAAGAGATTATTTAGTTGAAGAGGCTGGATGGACTATAACAGGAGACACAAGAGTTTAAACAAATTAATTAAAATGAGCACAATAGGAACGGTAACGCAAGATACTTGGTTTATAGCGCATAATGCAGACTACTCAGTTATACATTATGGTTTTGTTTACAAAGATAAAGAACTAGATAGTGGACAACCAATTATTGAAGAATTTTATAATGAAGCCGCATGGCTTATAAGATTAGCTGAGTTAGGTATAGTACCTGATCCTCCCTTTGGCCCTGAAGAGTAAAAACTTACTTATACAAGTAAATATATAAGTAACAGATAAATAAACAATTAAATTAAATTAAATGAAAAATAAAATAACAAAAGAAGAACTTGAACAAGCTTCAAAACAGCAAGAAGATCTTCAAAAAGTAATATTGGATATTGGTGTAATTGAAACCAAGAAACATGCAATGCTACATAAAATAGCAGATATTAATACTGATATAGAAGAACTAAAAAAAGTTTTAGAAGAAAAGTATGGCCATGTTAATATAAACCTAGAAGACGGTACTTACACAGAGGTAAAGGATGAAGAAGATAAGAAAGATTAGTATAGGAGCTGATTATAAAAATGAAGCCATGCATTACTCTTTAGGACAAGAAGTTTATGGTAAGCACATTATTAATGATATACTTTTTGATGACAAAGATTCTTCGTACAATATTTATATAATAAAAAATAACGAAGTATTACCTTGGAAAAAGTTTAATAGCAATATGGCTATATCTGTAGAATACGATCTTAGTTACTAATGAAAAGCTTATACCATTTTATTATAAAACCTTTAGATAAAAGATATGAAAATATTAAAAAGGTTGGTAATAAAGAATTAGTTATTAATTCGAGTATTGAAAATCACATTTTTGTAAGCAAAAGAGCTCTTGTAGTTTCTACTCCAGCAGCTTATGATACAAAAATAAAAGCTGGTGATGAAGTATATGTTCATCACAATATCTTACGTAGGTATTATGATCAAAAAGGTATGGAAAGAAATAGTGGTACATACTTTAAAAATGAATTGTACTTTTGTTCTCTTGAGCAAATATATATGTATAATTTAAAACCACATTTAAACTATTGTTTTACAAAGCCAATTAAAAACCAGAACATATTAGACAATATAAAAGAAAAACCTAATGTTGGTATAGTAAAATATTCTAATAATACCTTAGAAGCCGCAGGAATCGCTCCTGGAACACTTATTACGTTTACCCCAAACTCTGAATTTGAGTTTATTATAGATGGTGAACGACTCTATTGTATGAAATCAAATGATATAGCTTTAACCCATGAATATAAAGGAAACGAAAAAGAAAATAATCCAAGCTGGGCAGAAAGCAGTTGAAGAACTAATTAAAGTAGCAAAAGAAAAGATTGTAGACTCAGACGACGACGTAAGCGCTGATAGATTAAAAAATGCTGCTGCAACAAAAAAATTAGCAATATTTGATGCTTTTGAAATACTAACTCGTATACAAATAGAGGAAGATATTTTAAATGAAAAACCTAAAGACAAAATACAAAAAACTTTTAAAGGTTTTGCAGAAGGGAGAAGTAAATGACTTATCAACAAACACTTTGGGAAGAAGTTAAAGATATTGTTAACCCTAAGATATTAAAGAAACAAAATCGTTTCAAAAAATGGGAGTATGGTTATAACTCTGATTATGATTTTATAGTAATAAGTAAAACTGGACAAATTGGACAAATCATTGAAATACAAAATCTCAGGATTGCTTTACCAGCAACAAATGAACCGTTTAAACGAAGCGAAGTTAAAAAGGATCAAAGATGGGAAAAGCAAGAGTATCCAAAAGAATTAAGTAGGATTAAGTCTAGATTTGACTGGGAAGATTATGATACTGATTTTAAAGAAAAGTGGTACGATTATATAGATAAAGAATTTACAAGAAGAGATGAGGGTTATTGGTTTTACAACAAAGGTTTACCTACTTATATTACTGGTACTCACTACATGTACTTGCAATGGTCAAAGATCGACGTTGGGGCACCAGATTACAGAGAAGCAAATAGATTATTCTTTATATTTTGGGAAGCATGTAAAGCAGATAACAGATGTTACGGGATGTGCTACCTTAAAAACAGAAGGTCTGGATTTTCATTTATGTCATCAGCAGAGCTTGTCAACCAGGCGACGATATCTAGTGATGCCAGATTCGGTATATTATCTAAATCTGGATCAGATGCTAAAAAAATGTTTACAGACAAAGTCGTGCCAATATCCGTTAACTATCCGTTTTTCTTCAAGCCGATCCAAGACGGTATGGATCGTCCTAAGACAGAATTGGCGTATAGGGTTCCGGCTTCAAAACTTACTAGAAGAAAGCTTGAGAGTAATGAGCAACTAAGAGAACTTGATGGACTTGACACAACTATTGATTGGAAAAACACCGGTGACAACTCTTACGATGGTGAGAAATTAAAACTATTAGCACACGACGAAAGCGGAAAATGGGAAAGACCGGACAACATATTAAACAATTGGCGAGTTACAAAAACAACACTAAGGCTAGGATCAAGAATCGTAGGCAAGTGTATGATGGGCTCAACTTCAAACGCGTTAGATAAAGGTGGAAACAACTTCAAAAAGTTATACTATAATTCAGACGTTACAAAAAGAAATCGTAACGGACAAACTTCTTCTGGACTCTATTCTTTGTTCGTCCCTATGGAATGGAACTACGAAGGATTCATGGATTCTTACGGATCACCTGTTTTCGTTAGAGAAAAAGATACAATCAAAGGAGTTGACGGTTTTGAAATTACAACAGGCGTTATTGAACACTGGGAAAACGAGGTTGAAGGCTTAAAGTCAGATCAAGATAGTTTAAATGAGTACTACAGGCAGTTTCCAAGAACTGAAGCTCATGCTTTTAGAGATGAAACAAAACAAAGTTTATTTAATCTTGTAAAGATATATGAACAAATTGATTACAACGATTCTGTAAACAATAAATTAAACGTTACTCAAGGAAGTTTTAATTGGGTTAATGGTGTTAAAGATAGCACTGTAATGTTTTATCCTAATAATGATGGTAGATTTAAAATTAGTTGGGTTCCACCTAAAAATTTACAAAATCGAGTGATAGTAAGGAATGGTGTTAAATATCCTCTAAATGAGCATATTGGCGCTTTTGGTTGTGATAGCTACGATATATCTGGAACTGTTGATGGCAAAGGTTCTAATGGTTCATTGCACGGTTTAACTAAGTTTTCTATGGAAGACGCACCATCTAATCATTTCTTTTTAGAATATATATCAAGACCTCAAACGGCTGAAATATTCTTTGAAGATGTTTTAATGGCTTTAGTTTTTTATGGTATGCCATTGCTTTGTGAAAACAACAAGCCAAGATTACTTTATTATTTAAAGAGAAGAGGTTATAGAGGTTTTAGCATGAACAGACCTGACAAGCTTATTAATAAATTGTCTATAACAGAAAGAGAAATAGGTGGAATACCTAACTCAAGTGAAGATATTAAACAAGCACATGCTGCTGCTATTGAAAGTTATATAGAAAACTTTGTAGGTGTTAAAGAGAATAATTACGGCGATATGTATCACCAAAAAACATTAGAAGACTGGGCAGTTTTTAATATAAATAACAGAA